CTTGGCTCCGATAGTCGGCGTACCCAGATGGCCAGGTTCCTCCAGTCACCATCCCCAATCTGCGTGTTCTCCCGCGCTCCGAAAGACACTCCAATCAACCCGTCGCGGCCTACAACGTAGGTTCGCAACGCGGTAAAAGTAGTGCTGTCGTAGTCGGGAGTCTGGTGGACAAGGGTGCTTTGAAAAAAGCTCACTCCACCCCAGTCGATTAAAGGAATCGTGTCGCCATCGGGTGAAGCCAGTTCGGTCAGCCGTTCGTTGCCCTGTGGTGTGCGCTTCACCACATCCACAAGGGAATTGTTCGACTTATCGAGCCAGATATCACCAACGATGTGAGGGTGCATGACTCCGGTGTAACGTCCTTCCGCGAAGGGAAGGGCATTGACTCCGGCCAGTGACTGCGCGGCGATGATGATGTCATCGGAAGTCATCGGGTCGGCTGCGGCCTTCTCGATGGCGACTGACGGATCGACAACGCTGGCCCCATCCGCCGTGTTCTGGAGGATGGTGTTAATCACCTGGGCCATGCGATACGCCATCTGAACGCCAAGCGCCTCCAGAGTGGGGTCGATGGCGGTCTGGAGCGCATACGTCGATATGTTCATGTAATCGGCGTAATTGCCCATGATGGACGTGTTTGAAACGACCGTCGCAGTGAGACCTGTCTGGATCGTTCCTTCCGGTGCCTGGGTGATCGGCGGCGCGGGTAGGTTCTGATACATGTACAGGACGAGACGATTACCGGCGTTCTCCGCAATGGAGCGTCGGGATGTGCAGCGAACCCAGGGCGTGTTGGCCTTAAGATTCTCGACAAAAATCTTGTCGTAGGTCGTCACTACCGACTGTGGAAGATTCGTTGTGAGGTTCGACGCGGGGCTGACGCCAACACACAACACGCCATGGGCATGAACCTTGCCCACGTTGCCCGTATAGAAGTATGCGGAGCCACCAATGGCTCCGACAAACTCTATTAACGGAACGACGACTTTATGAAAGAACGTTCTGCCGCGTTGTGCGGCAACTGAAGTTGATCGCATGTGACCGTCCCCCTGCGGGAAGGATCACGAACCCATAGCATCGACCGCCTGTCTAAAGCCCGGCTCGTTCTGCAATTTGCTCTGGTACTCTGCCCTAGACATTTGTTCGATATCGGCTCGTGTGTACTGCTTCCTACGAGTCGGCGGGGGCGGCAATGCGGACGCATCCGTATTGCGTATACCCGTCGCTATGCTTCTAGGTCTGGGAGAGGGGGGCGGCGCAGGCTCCGGCTTTCCATTCGGTATTGCAACTGGCGGTGTGGCTACGGCTGGTGCGTTGTTGCTGCTGCTTCCGTCCTCGCGGTCGGGTTCCTGTGCTTTACCTTCTACTGGCCACGGCTCCATGTCTCCGCGCTCCTTCAGCGTATTGAACGCAATTGCAAGGTTGTTGCGGGTAACGGGCCAACCGTTAGCTTTCAATTCGTCGAACAGGGCAAACATGTTTTTGTCGGTGGGATAGTATTCGGGAACCTCATCGCGGAACGCAAAAGCCTCGGTGCGAATAAACTCGTCCGATTGTTTTTGATCGTCCTCTAAGGCTCTCTCCACTATGTCCTCTAACGGAACTTTGGTTGTCGAGTTCACGATTTCCTGGACTGCACCTACAGCTTTGTCGGGGTCGCTCAACTCAGAAGCGAGTCGAAATTTATCATCTGCCGTCAGAATTTTGGTCTGCGGTTTAAGTGCCTTGCGTCCCTGGTCGGGACGGATTTTTTTGAAGAGCCGCGCAATCTCCCGATTCGCCTGGGCCTGGCCTTCCAGCATCTTGTCTGCCACTTCCTCTATCGACTTCCCCTTAAAGACCGATACCGGCGTACCGTCTGCGTTTTCTACAACTGCGGTGATGTCACCGTTTTCGTCGGGCTGCCTGTCGTTGAGCCATCTGGGTTTCATCTTCCATCTCCAAAATTTTCAGATGCCCACGTAGTCGTCTTCTGTCGGCGGAGTTTTCAGTGGATCGAGAATGTTCTCGGCCCATTTCTCTGCTGCCGTCAGTTCCGGTACGGCGGGTTTCGGTGCAACACTTTCCAGATAGAGAGAGGTTTCAGTTTTAATTTTTTCCTGAAAATGGGTGAAGATTCTCCACGCGGCCTGAGCGAGTTCGTGGTTTGCCAACACTGCCTCTTTTTGTGCAACGGGCGTGTTGATTAGATCGGTCTCGATTTCAATGCAGCACTGCTCCATCACGTCCAGCGCGTCCGGCCAAACGTCGCTGTTGTACAGTCCCGCGAGCCGCGCCCGTTGTACGGGCTTGAGGCTCGATGTCACGCCGAATCTGCGCTCGGTGCGAATGTCGTTCATGCTGCCACCCTGTAAAAGCGAAATGGCCGTGGATACTCCCGGCCTAAGTCCCACGAGTCGTAGATGAGACCGCGCGACCGTAACGAGTTCACTGCCGCTCGCATAATCCCCCCGGTCATGCTGTAGCTCAGTTCGTGTGGATCGTCGGATCGCGCATTTCCAAGCCCCATCTGCCGCAGCATCGCGGTCAGCTCGGTATATGTTTTGCCGTCGCCGGAACATGCCTCGATGATTGCGGCGTCGATTTCATCGCGTCTCGCGCAATAGCCTTTCTCATCAAGGATGGTCCAGCTCGGCATCATTTGGTTTGAATCTCCTCTTCCTCTTCCTCTTCCTCGTGCTCCGGCTGCTTTTTCTTTTCGTCTTCCTTATCGTCGGCTTCGTTCTTTTTGTTGGGATCGTATTTCGTATCAGGCATCGTTACATCCTCCATTCGGTGTAGTTGTCACTGTTTCGCAAAATTGATAATCGTGAACAAAAAGAGGTATCCCCTGGGGATGCGGTGCGCGGGATGGATGGCACGGGCACCATTCGCCCCTGATGTGATCGTTTGCCATAAATTCATCGTTCGACGGAGCAACGTCGAGCTGCACAATGGAATCGTTCTCCTTCGTCACAAAAACTCCCCACTCCGGGTAGTTCACTGTCCACCTCCAGAGGGTCCGAAGAACTGACTGTCATTGATCGCGTGCGTGTCGGCGGTGCGCTCGGCAAAGCTCGCGGCACGTTGCAGCGGCGATTCGATAAGGCTCTGGTGCGTCTTGTCCACGGCATCGACGGCGATGCGTCCGGCAATCTTCTTGTCTTCCAGTGCCATCTGGAATTGCTGATCCTGCTGTTGCTGTGCGGAGGCTGCCTGGGCCTTCACCACGCCGGGATTCTGCGCGGCCATCATCTGCGCTTCCTGCGGGGTCATCTGCACAATCAGGTCTTTCTGGTTCTTCCACTCGCTCATATCCAGAACCATGTTGACCAGCTCCAGCGCGTTCACCTTCCAGCCGGTCTGTCCCAGTTGCTGTACAAGAGCCTGATTGCCCAACACCTCCAGCAGGAAGGGGAGGGCTTGCGCCATGCGGTTGCGAGCCGCAAGACGGGTTCCCGCCAGGGTGTCGAACTTAACCGGAGCATCCATGAAGTCGCCAAAGTCCACCACCAAATCCTGTGCGCGGTCGCCAAGGATCGCGCGGATTTCAGAGATGGGCATAAACTCCTTCACCATCGCCCAGAGAAATTTGAGATAGGGAATAAAAACCCCGTCGATAAATCTCTCGACGGGGCTTTGCAGTCGTCCGCTTGATGCTGCGCTAATCATCCCGGCTCCAGTACCGGAACGCCCGATACTGGAGCCGCGACTTGGGAGAGAACCCTGAACGCTCGCCGTATCCGCCCCTGTAGCCCCTTCAGAGCTGGAGATGGCGGCTTGTATCGCTCGCCATGCATCCGGTGGCACCTGGGGCTGCTGGACGAGCGAGATGGCCCTTTGTGCGTCGGGGCCGTCCACCACGCGAATCCCACCCAGCCGCCGCCGCTGATCCTGAGTGGGAACGTTGGCTCCGCGAAGGATCGTGTATTCGGGATTGACGGCAAACGCCAGGATGTCGAGGATGGCGTTTATCATGCCCTGCTCAACGCGCTGGTCAGCTCCGGCGATGCGCCCCACTCCCATCCCGTATCCGGCGTTCTCGATGTCCCAGTAGTTCGCGGCGAAGAACGGCTTGTCGGGCATCCGATGGGGGCCGTTGCGAAGGACAACCTTCTGTTGCAGCACCACCCGCACATCGGTCTCGCTCCACCACTCCAGAATCTCCATCGGCTGCAACAACGGGTCTTCGGAATAGTCCAGGTCCTGACGCGCGGCATGGTGAATGCTGCTGTTCGCCAGCATCGCCTCTTCCGCGCCGTCGATGCCCTGGGTCTGCTCGGTCGAGTCGGGCCGGAAGATGAAGCGCAAAACCTCATCCGAGGGGATGTCATAGCTGGGGTTGTCGCGGAGCTTCGTGAGGTCGTCGTAGTTTATCCAGCGTCGGCGGATGACATATCGCGCCTTCCAAATCTGGTTGGGACTGTTCCATGTGGGATCGACAAAAACGGTTCCCAGCTCGCACTTCTCAAAAATCGGCCGATTTTTTGTTATCTCAACATCGACCACTTCAAACTCATCCGATTGTTTGGTGAATACCGTCATCGGATCGCCGATGGGCATACTCACCTGGGCCGGTGCTTTCTTCCTCTGGTAGCGGCTCTCCACGCGGGTTACGGACTCCCACCCGCCCATGAAGATTACGGTTCCCTGATTGACCATCCCCTGTATGCCATAGCTGGCTTCCTGCTTCATGTGGATTTCGTCAATCAGCTCCGCTATCAGCTCCTTCCATGCTCGGGCGGTGTCCTGCTTCACCGAGGGCCGGGGCCGGATTTCAAACGGCGTCGGGTCAGAAAAAATCGCCCCCGAAATTGCGGGAGCGATGGAATTTGTTTGCTGGGCGACCGTAAATCTGCTCACGTTCGCCCTGGTCACTGCGGAGCCTTCAAAGACGCTTAGGCTGCGCGGCGATTGATAGAGTAAATCGGTCTCCGTCCACATCAGCGGCCAGCGTCTGTCATTGAGCCAGGTATTCGAGCGGTTGAAGTCCTGGACAACGATGGAGAGGACAGCCTGGTCGGTGTACTTCGGGTCTATGGCTGGGTCAGTGGAGGTTTTGACATCCTCCATGAGGACGGGCCTACTCCAGACTCCATCGGGAACGAGCGTAGCCGTAGCCATAGACGCGCCTCAAACCTTGTAGGGGAGTCGGGTTCGGGTCGGGACTTCGGCCACTTCCGCAGATAACTGGCATCGCGCTCAACGATGCTTTCGATTTGTGCAATGTACACCGAGTTACGAAAGTTTGGAATCTTTCGCCATGTTTTCGCTTTCTGCCGCAAATTGTACAAATCGCATATTTTGGGGAGTTTTGCTGATATGCTGCGGTTTGAATCGTTACAGTCTTCTGGTAGCAGAAAAGCCCCCTTGCGGGGGCTTTCTGCTGCGGCGTTAACGTTGTCCCACATTCGCCAACGCTGCAATCAGCGCGAAGATTCGTATCCGAATCGAATTTGATTTTACCATGCCGATTTAATCCTTACAGCCGTTGATTATTCTGCTGCGCTTTATCATCAGCAGATTCCGTGCCTCCAGATTGGCCTTCGCGTCTCTGAGGGACATGTCCACGTTGAACTGTGCCGCGAGATATTTACAGGCATGCTCCAGCATGTCGAGCGTCCGCAAAAGTTCATACTCGCGCGGCGTCAGA